GGTTCGTCGTCGGCAAGGATCTCTTCAACCGCAGCATCAACTTCTGCTTCGGTTTCAGCATCCAACTCTAATTCTTCTTCTTCGACTTCTTCTGCATCTTCTTCTTCAAGTTCTGCTTCGACGTCTAAGTCTTCTTCTTGCTCATCACCGTTATACACGGCACCAGCAATTCGAACTTTCTCTTGAGCAAGTGCATCATCAATCTTACCTGACATCAGGTCGTTGAATATTGTGCTTGCGTCTAATGCCTCACCACTCTTGATAGAGTGCAGTAGGTCATCTATGCTTGGTGTAATAACTTCCACGTCCATTGTATCGTCGTCCATAATATTCTCCAGTTTGTTATGTTACAGTTTTATATAGGGTGTTTCTTACTTACCTTCTTCTTCCTCGGCATCAGTATCGATCTCGCCAGCAGCGATTTCTTTTTGCATCTGTGCTTGCAGATCTGCTGCCTCTTCTTTGGTGAAGCGGAAGATGTTAGTCATTACCCAATCTTTGCTCAGGTATTCACCAACATATTGTGCTGCTTGGTCGACCAGTTGTAGTCTTTGGGTCAACACTTCAGCGTCCTTCAACTCAGTGTAGTGGTTGTCTTTGTAGAATTCAACACGAACACGGTTGTGGAATAGTTCTTTCCAATCAGAGTCTGTTATGACACCCTTCAGTATCAACTGCTGGCGCAAGATGTGTAAGAACAACTTGCTGAACCGCTGACGCAGACGAGTGATAAACTTTTGGAACTTGATTTCTTCTCGGTTGATCTCTGTAGCACGACCGAGGGAGTATGCTGACTCTTGCTCAAGGCGAGATACAGGCACGTTCAATGCTTGGTATACTTTGCGCTGGAAGTATTTGACGTCATCAATCTCGCCAAGGTTACTGCCACCTGGAAGTGTAGTCACTTCAGTACCACGACCACCTTCACGACGAGGCAACCAGAAGTCATCCAGCATAGACATATGCTTGCGGGAGTCTTTCAGTTCACCAGTGCTTTGATCGTATACAAGTTTGTTGCGGTATCGTGTCATCAGAGAGTTGACATACTCTTCTGATTTACCCTTCGGCATGTTACCAGTATCAACGTAGAAGATTCGACGTTCTGGTGCACGTGCTAAACGATAGATGATCAGGGAGTCTTCCATCATGCGCAGTTGATTGATAGGGCGCATTGCTTTGTGTAGGTGAGAGATGACTTTGGTTCTTGTTTCGTCAAGTAGACCAGAGGTCACATAACTAACAGAGTCATTGCTCAGACGAACAGCAGTGTCCTTGACATCAGTTGCGTGAGAAGAGATGCCTTTCTTTGCAGTACCGTTCTTCTCGTTGTAGATGTAATATTCTTCGACCTTGTCAACAACTCCGACGCCAGTCGCTGGGTCTTTCTTCTTCTTGACCTGCTTGACCTTGCGCACTTTCATTGAGTCGATGTAGCGTATCTCTTGGATACCTTCTTTGATCTTATTCCTGTCAACAATGAGGTGGTGGTACAAACGTCCGTCAACGTACCAAGAGCGGAATATGTCGTGTGCTCTTTCGTTGAATGTAAGGAGGTTCAGTACATGTTGGAATTCTTCGTGGACAGTTTTCTTAATCTTTTCAGACATGTCGACAGCGTCCATGTTAATCTCAACAACGTTCTCGTCGTCTGGTATAACAATTGCTTCGTTGACAATTTCTTCGATTGCCATGTCTACTTCTGGATGTGCAGCGTTTGCTCGATACTTTCGAATCAGGTCTGCTTGATCTTTGAATTGGAGGTCAGCATATATGTCCATATGCGTGCCCATGTGAAGAGATGGTGCGCTTATATAACCAGTGCCATCGTCATCGGTAGGTGCAACAACAGATGCAGCAGGTATTGGTTCAACCGCTTGCTTGTCTTTCTTGGATCGGTTTATTTCGAAACCGAACAGTTTGAAATTGTTCTCTGCCATTTTGTTTTCCTGTTTGGTAATACAATAATATAATAATGAAAAGCAGGAGGAGTTTCCTCCCCCTGCTTCTACTTATAACGACTCTCCAACCTTAGTTGGTGTTGTCGTTTGTCCAGTAGTCGTACTCAACTGTAACAGTGAACTGCTCGATCTCGCCTGCTTGCGCATAGTCAAGGTCGATTGCAGAAACGTTAGTTGGGAAACAGTTCTTCAAGAAGTAAGTCTTGACACTGCGTCCTGTTTGGTCGAGTTGCAACACTTCCATGTTAGAAGCATAAGTACCGAAACCAGCATTGTTCGCTTGAACGCCAACGTTGCCAGCATGAGTATTCATGCCATCCATCCATGCTTCGAAAGAATCACGGACTGCGAAGTTTGTATCGTTATAGACAGTGATTGTCCACGGTTCAAAAGTACGGTCACCCGCAAGTTTGACGATACGTCCACGGAATGGAACTTCAACTGGGTTTATGGTTGATGCAGGCAATTGCGCTGCACGACACATAAAGTTAGTCAGTTCCTTGTTACCACCAGAGTATCCTGGAAAGTTGATGTTGACTTCGAACATGTTGGAGCGAGCACCGCCACCAGTCAACTTGCCCTTAAAGTCATCTACTCGTAAAATTGCCATCTTTGTTTCTCCTTTGAATGACTATTAAGAAAGCGTACCAATTACTTCTTCAAAGTCAAGTCCAGCGCGAGTAGCGACGAAGTTGAGAGTGATGAAGTTAATTGCATAAGCAGGTTTGATGAACACAGAAGCAACCAGTTCGTTGCGCGAACGCACTTCAGCAGTATTGTTTCGTGTATCACACTGGACGTAGAAGTCTTCGATACCACGTCGCGCTTGAATTTCACGCAGTAGTGGTTCGACGATCGCTACAAACTCAGAGCGAGTGAATTCATCGTTGAACTCGAACATAAAGTTACGAGCAGCGAGTGCGACAGATTTCTCGACCGCGAGGAACAAACGACGAACATTGATGCGATCAAACGCACTTGCTCGTGATTGCTTAGTCTTGTCACCGAACAACAGTATACCGCGACCAGCAAATTGTACGATTGGGTTTACACCAACTTTGTACAACTCATCACGTTCTGCTTTGTTAGGAGAGTAGGCAAGTGATGTTACACCGAAGTATTCACCACGACGTTCTCCAGCAGGAGAGTACCATGGACCATAGTTGGCATCAGTAGCAGCAAGCAGTCCAGCAGTAGTGGAAGCAGCAGGTATGAAGATGTACTCGTCAGCATACTTATTATAAACACGCAGATAGTTGTTGTCAACAATCAGGTAGTTAGAAGCAGAAAACTGGTTAGTAGTTACTATGGTAGAAGCAGTCGGAGTGTTGTTACCAACAACAGCAGCACGGTCAGGAGATGCCACAACGACACAATCCTTACGAGTTGCAGAAGCGATACCAGCAAGGTCATTTACAACACTGATCTGTTCAGTTGAAGTGGCCATTCCAGGAGCGATAAGGATCTGAACGTCTATTGCATCTTTGTCTTCGAAGTTGTCGAATCCAAGAGCATAGTCACCAGTGCTAAGTGGACCACTATCAGTACCACCTGCCATAGTAGCATTAGCAGAGTCGTTAGACCATGAAACGCCATCAGCATAGTTCACGTTAGTAGTGCCTAAAGGACTTGTGCCCCAGTTATCGCCACTGACCATGTTAGCAGAATCTTCATATGCACCGAACCAAACGTAGTTTGAAGCAGCGTTCAATACGCTCTTAATGTTGTTGTCTCCACCATCAACAGTCTTTGCGCCAAGGGCAACAGAAACGTATGGGAAAACTTCTAATACGGTGTTAACAGTTCCAGAGATGAGACCGCCTTTATCGATGATAGCAACGTGAACTTCGTCGTTCTTTACTGTGTTGGCAAAACTGCCTGCCCAGTCAGAAGTCGAAGGAATTCCGTCGAACTTGTCTCGCCACTGCCAAGCGTTGAAATTAGTAACAGTTGCAGCAGAACCAACCGAGTCGGCATTTGCGATGGAGAATATTGAAACAGAGAGAGAGTTACCAAGCACTCCAGGGTATTTTGCAGTAAACATTTCTGTTGATACTGTGTTTTCCCAGACAGTTTTGTTGCCTATCTGTGGTTGTTGGTTTCTAAGAGTAGCGTTGAATGCGCTGTCTCCGACCACACCGTTTTGTGCTGTCTGTCGGTTTACGATAAGGTTGCCTGAATAACGCAGGTACTGAGCAGCAGAGAAGTAGTCAACAGCAGCAGTATTATCGGGAGTGCCGAATACGCTTGCGAGTTGTCCTTCGTCTTTGATGCGAGTAGGTACGTCGACTGGACCCCATTTGAATTGTCCCACATAACCGCTCAAAGAAGTTTCGACATTTGGCGATACGCCAGTTAGGTCGATTTCTTTAACAACGATTGCTGGAGACACTGAAGGTGTTGTAAGTGCCATTTTGATTTCCTCGTTTCGATCGAAAAATTATATGTATCATTATAAGAATGACACTCGCCATCGAGCGTTCACATGCTCTTATTTATACCGATCGCAATCTACACTTACCAGTGGTGGATCGCATTGGCAATTATGAATAGGCATGTGACAAAGTTGACCACAACAATAATTGTTCGGATGACCGCAACCTTGTCTGCGTCTGAGTCTGTGTTGCCAGTCTTCTCACCGACTGCCTTTGCCCAGAGGTTCCACATGTGCTTAGTAGTCATCATCATCTTCCAAGTGGAGCATACTCCAAGGATCCATCTTTTCTTCGTATGTGATTTCTTCTACATGATTGCTTTGAAACCCAAACGGTGGAACGTCCTCTTCAATCTCTTGCATTCTCTGGTCGAACATCATCTTCTTGATGTCGATGTCAGTCAACTCTTGGAAAAACGATGTCGATGTCAGGTATCCAAACATGACAAAGTTCATGACCAAATCATCATGGTTACCAGAGGATGCTTCGTACGAGGCACCTTTGACTTCGAATGTAGAGATCTCTAGTATAGTGTTCTCGTCTACGATGTCGAGTTTATTTGTCTCCATCAAGTCTTTAAACCCAGAACAACCAACCCTCTTGATCTTTCTGGTCATCTCAACGCCTATGCCACTGGACTTTGTCATGGACTCCATGTGGACATTTTCATATTCCATCTCATGATAGATGCCCTGACAAACCAAAGCACCTGCATCATTTGATTCAATTATGACATATGCCTGATTGTAGGAAGTTGCCCACTTATAGATAATATCTGGAAAGAGCAATGGAGAGATAAGATTGTTGCGATAGACAGCGACCTGCTTGAAAGGTCTGCTACTAATATCGATTACGTTGAACGTACTAAAATCCTGCCCCCTACCTTTCGCCACGTCGACACACATGACGTATTGAGAACCCTTGCGAGGTTCATCATATATCATTAAGTCTCCACCCTCGAGGATCTGTTTTGGTCTTGAGGTCTTCAGGTTCAACAGAGTTTCTGGATTGATCAGAGTATCGCCAGTTCCGAAGAACGTGTTTCCGAATTCCTGATCGAACTGTAGTTGTGAAGTGTTCGCGATCGTCTCTTGCTTCCATGCCTCGTCACGTCCTGGAACGTCCCACCAGTCAACACGGAATGGTTTGAATTCATTCACACCCTGCACCGCACCTTCCCATATCTTATGGAACGGATTGCCAATACCATTGGCAGTAGATGTCACGATGACCTTTGTGTTCTTACCAGAAGATACAACAGGGTATGTCGATGTGTAGAACTCTGCTGCCTTTTCAACGAACGCAAACTCATCCATGAACAGTAGGTTGACCGACTGGCCACGAATGGACGAACCTGATGTGGCAGCAGCGAATACTTTTGAGTTGTTGCTGAATTCAATCGTGCCTTTGTTCAGTACCTTACATCCAGGTTGCAGGAAGAACGGGAGATTCTCAAGCATTAGGGTAACACGAGAGAGCATCTCTCTGGCAGTTGCCCCTTTGTTTGCTACCACAGCAATGTTCTTCTCTGGGTGAAAGAGAGCAAACCAGAGGATGTATCCCACAGATGATATAGACTTACCTGATTGTCGGCATGCCAGTACGATAGAGAATCGATTGCTATTGAAGTGGTTGAACATTTCTTCCTGATACGGATACAGTTCAAACGGCACAAGACCATCGTTGAGGTTGATTACTTTGAGGTGAGTGCGGGCAAAGTATGCAGGGTCTGCCATACACTTGGCATACTCAGCAACCTTTTCTTGCGTCCAATCTTCTTCAACACCATCTTTCTTGACGTGGGGATTGCCAAGGTAACTGGTATCGCCTTTATTCTTCGTCGTGTCTACTATCTTCGATGGTATCATAATCTACAGGACTCACTTCCTTCTCATTAATGTCCTTCAACATACGTTGCAGGTCTGTGGTAGAACCGATGAACACATTGGTGTCGCCAGCAGGTAGTGCTGCTTGCTTCGGTTTGTCTTCTTTCTCAATATTCTTTTTCTGTTGGTGTAGGTTCATCAACTGACCAGAAACATCAGCAGTGTCCTTCATCAGTTTAGCAAGGACTTCATATGCACGTGGGTGCTCAGACGCTTTGGCGACTTCAAGCATTTCTTCAACGCCATCTCTACCCTTACAGATCATGTCATACAGAGTTTCGCGAGCAAACTCGTAGTCATTATCCTTGTCTTCTTTATCATCACTCATGACATCAACATTCCTTTAGTGTACAGAGTATATAGGGTTTCTACATCGCAGGCAAATGCAATGGAAACGCTTGCCCTGTAGTTGTCATTGTTCTCGAATCCGTGCACCCTTTCAGTATCAGCGATATAACAGGGTGACCATCCAACAGGGAGCGTTCCTCCTTCTGGTGGATAGAACATCAGAGGTGCCCATTCTTCACCAGAGTATGGAGTCAGGGGCAGAAACATAACTGCCTTGCGTGGTTCGTCGTACTGATACTTGTCTATGTGAGGTGACATGAAACCATTAGGAGCACACCTTGCTAATATTATATAGGTCAGGTGTTTCTTTGCCTCTGGGTGTATCAGATTATACAGTGTCCTAATCTCTGGTTCTTGACCGTTCCATATAAGGTCGGTGCCTTCGTTCGCGATACTTGTTCGTGCGAGATGTCTTGTGCTGTTGACTTGTGTTAGGTCTCGGGATTGCCACTGCTCGATAATGTCCCTTGTGGGGTCATCACCCGACCAAGTTGGTGCGGTGTCGAGTTTGGATTGTTTGATCAGAACTTCCCGCAGATCAGCAGGAAGTTCAACACCATCTACGTGGAAGAAATATCCTTCCTCACGTGAATGGGTGTGGTACGAATTGGTCACTATCAAGTATGCTCGTTGTTATAGTATAATCAGAATCAGCGGAGACAGGTTTCGGTGTCGTCTGTATGCTGATTGTCTCAGCATAGTCAGAGTCATTCGGGACTGCTCCGTCCATGTTGTACAGGTCAATGTCGATGCGGTTGATAAGAGCAGTGTCATCTGCCTTTGGACCATAGAAGTTTATTTTCATATCAAACTGTAGCGTGTATATGATAGTTCGCCTTGCTTCCATAGCACCTTCAAAGTCATCTGTGAATGCGACTGACTGTAGAATGACAGGAACATCTTCTACTATGTCGACATCGGAAACAGGTTTGAC